AAATCCATTTATTTTCTAGAGTTACACTTCCCATTTTACGGTATTCGGGATCTCTGCGTTGTAATTCTCTAGCAAAATACACGCTCCAAGGACGTGATAGATTAAGTACTCCCCATTTGATATATTCTATAGGAATATCTTCTATTTTCTGATTTATATATTTGCCAAATTCTAATCTACGTTGTCGATATTCATTGACGCTGAGATGTGCGTTCCATTGCAAGGCCTGGATTTTGCTAGGTATGCGATCTGATAATTTTCTTAATTTAAATGCCATATAAATTCTCCGTTATATAATATTTATATTATATATGAAAATTTATATATTGCCAACAAAAGTATGGATTTATTTTACCAATTCTATATTTTGTTTTTCAGTGATAGCAAACCACACATCTTTGCATTTCTTACAGCTATATTTCCAATAACGGAATCTTTCTATGTGTGGATTGTAGTTGAGACCATAACCATCTACATACTTGATGTTTATGCGTGTGTTGTTACAGCTGGGACAACTACCATGGGTTTCCCAGTGTTGCCAGCTGTTTAGATAATATTCTTTGTCGTTTCTGGTAATTCTAGTTATCGGCATTATGTGCTACTTATCGCACTGCCTATGCTAACTACCTTCCATGTGGGATTACCTGCTGAGTCATCTTCTATCACAGCTACAGCTAGACATTCTGCTCCAGCATCGCCGTTGCTACAAAATGCTAGATCGCCCTGTTGTATATCAGTGCGTGCTTCTAATTGAGCTACTGTCTGCGGATTGAGATTTAAGATGTGTTCTAACGTAACTTTATCTGTGCTAGGATCGAGATTTAAATTTTGTCCTGTGCTAGAATTAATCTCATCTGGTAGCTGTGTAGCAGATAATTTACTGCTGGCATCTAATCCTGCTACGCCATTAGCGGTATCTCTACCATCTATGACATTAGTTAATTCATCTAATGCTGTTTTTAAATCAGCACGTGCCGCCGCGGGTGAGTCCGTGCCCGCTGACAGATTTGTTGTTATTACGTTTGCACTATTTCCCCACGCCATATTCTATCTCCTAATCATTAACAGCAAATGATATAATATTTACTGCACTAATATAAATTAAATTATTTCCAGCACTACTACCTTGCTTACCAGTATCTATGATCCTTATTTGGTATAATCTATCATCACTGCCGTTAGTTATACTACTAAAATTCTGTGCATTGAATAACCAATCTACACTTAATCCGCCACTGACTTGACTACGTTCGATCCATACATAATGCACACCATTTACTTCTAAATTCTGTAATTCAATTTCTAAAGTACTAGCACCACTGCCGGTATTATGGAATGCGTTCGTGGCATTTGCTAATGCTGTTACTGATAATGTCCCCGGTGTGGTAAAATTAGTAGAAGTAATTGATGTATTTGGTAAAGTGATACCACCAGTTATAGTTGATGCTATTTGCCAAGCATCAGCACTGTCTGGTTGTGTGATGCTGATACCAGTACCTGCTGTTAATTGTGTTTTATCACTACCACCTAAAGTACCTGCGTTATATTCATCAGCTATAGTATTAAAACTGGTCACTAACGTATATAATTCAGGTCTGCTTTCTGCTATGCTATCATTGGCATTGTCAAATTTAGTAGCATCTGGTTTTGAAACTGGCATACTATCCTCTCACTATATTTCCTAAATTATCGCTTACCATAGTAACTGAACCTGTAACTATAGCATCAAATGTACAATCTATGCTTTTACGTTTTCCATAACTGTCTATATCATATATATTTAAAGTCACTGGATCTGTGCTTTTATCCACATAAATCGCTGGTGTTACAGTACTGACTGTTTCTTCTACATAATCATCTGCTACATAACTATCTGCTACATAGGTAGTGGTAACTAGATGTGCTTGTGTAACTATACTTGCTATGCTACCTATACCTGCGATAGCTGATATCTGTCTAACACCTGTTGAACCTGATAATGTGCTACTGTCTATGTCTGATAATGTTTTAGTTACACGTTCAGCATTCAATTGACTATCTAAAGAATATATCGCTGGAATAACACCATCACCTGCACTATCAGCATAATCTAATGTAACTTTAAACTGCCAATAGCGTGCTTTTTTGGCCGTTAAACCTGTACTACCAGGAGTTATAGTTAAAGTACTATAACTATCTATGCTACCACCACTGCTATCTACAGTATCACCATATCTAACTTCTATATCAGCTGGTGCTGAAGCATTGATATTAAAATAGTAATTCAATAATTCCGTGCTACCATAATCTGTGATTGTTGTGGTAAATGTTAGAGGTAATAGTGGAGTGCCTTGCCATGATGTCCAACTATCCCAATCATCACCTGCACTGGTTCCTTGATAATCATCCCAAGTTTCTACGCTTTTAGGAAGATATGTGCGTGCTGTCTTATCGTAGTATCCGTTGCCTGCCATTTTAGCTTCCTAAATTGTAATTATCATTCACTAGATTTTCTAACACTGCTGTGTCTATATCATTATTTTGATTAGCATCATTTAACAATGCTTCTAGATTACTATTTGTAACACTATCACCATTATAGTTGATATAGGTAGTACCAGTCCATCCTTGCTCACTAGGAAATACACTACCATCAGGATATTCTATATCTAAATCATCTTTACGCCAAGTAACTCTTATTGATAATCCTCGATTAGGTAATTCAAAACCTACAAATAATGGATGATATCTACCACTAAAATCATCATCAGTCCTTGATAATGAATTTGCAACTGGAGCATAAAATATATTCTGTGCTGGATAACTTCTTAATGGAATTGTAACCGTAGAAACGATACGTTTGTTACTATAACTACGTATTATTAATTGATCTATGGTAGTATCAGTAGGTGCGATTAAATCAAAAAATACAACACCACCTTGTATATAATATAATCCATATGTTCTTTCTTTGATAGTTTGTATCCTAGTACCTGTTTTATGGAATACTACACTACTGGTGTTAGGTGTATTATATAGAGGTAGATATGCCTGTGAAGGATTAGTGGGATCACCATTAAGATAATAATAACCATTTAGAGGTGATCGATAATCTTCAAATGTTATTACTGTAGTATATTGTAATGGAATTTCAGGACTTGGTTCTAATATCTGACTGTTATCATCTACATCCAATATGCTTACTATTGGTGTATTCTCATCTACATTTAATATAGGACTTCCAGCTGAATCATAATCAGGATCAAATACTGGTTTTGTTTTAACTGGATTTTTAGGTAGTTGCCTAATAAATGGACGTATGTAATACACATCAGGTTGGAAAATAGGTGCTGGAAGTTCTATATTATATTGTAAAGGTGTATAAGGATAGAATGTGGCGATATGTTCTACAGCATCTATCTGCACACTACCATCATATTGTAATCTCATATTGATCACACGGAATGCATGTGTAGATAAATCTAAAATAGTATCAGTGACACGTATGATGTCACCTACTTCTACATTCAATAATTCTTGTGTAGCTGTAAAATTAATCTGTCGTCCTTGTCTAGATTTATCATAGATCATTTGTGCTAGATCATTAGCGATACTATCACTGGTAATGGTATGGAAAGTAAATTCTCCAATCAATGGTTCGTTATTATCTTTTTCTAGATCGCCTTCTCTATAAAATATTATCTGTTGATTACTGAATTGTTTATCAGGATCTATATAATTTACTTTTACTTGATTATATTTGCTTTCTTTTCTTTCACCCGACATAGTTATACCACCTATAATTACATCATTGGTAATATCATAAGCACTGGTGAATGTTGTTGATGTAATATCAGTAGGATGTCCGCCATCTTCTACTTTTAGTTTATATTTGCCTTGGATATATGGCATGATACCACGAGAACCTGATAATAATGTACGTACGTTATCAAAACAACTCGCATTAGACTGTAATACGGCATTACAGGTTAAAGCACGTCCGCTGGCATTATTACTATAAGTTACACGCTGTTCATATTTGTTAGCGGCGATCTTAAATGCTTCGTGATCTATTTCATTTAACGCTAATCCTACACCATATCTTGGATTAGTCATATAATCATATAGACAGTTAGCTGGATTAAAATTATATGCTTTTAAAATAGTACTATATGTAGGATAACCAGGATTAGCATCTTTACCATAAAGAGCTGTATTATGTCTCCGTACATCATATATTCTCTTACCTAATATTTCAAATCTTACCTGTGGAATACCGCCTCGATAAGGATTATTATCAGCATCAGCTTGTGATTTTACTGGATACCATTCAAATCGAAATACCGCATATGCTACACCAGGTAAGCGTCTTCTCTTTTTAGGCCAAGTAGGTGATTCGTTAGCTAAACTACTTTGTCCTTGTGTTTCATTACCTTCAAAAATCTGGAATTTCATGCGATCTTTGAATTTGTCTGAATTTACATTAACTACTAATTCATTAGGATAACAACCATTGTTTGATGTATTCCAATAATTAGGCATTTCATTATCATCTACATAAACACGCCTTACACCTTCAATATCACCTTCTGCTATGGCATATACCACATATAGATATCTATTGCTATCACCTTTTGTTTCAGCGAATATAACTATACCACCTACTTCACGATGTCCATATACAATTGGTAAAGCTACATTAGTACCTTGTTTTGTTAAGGTAACACCTTGTGCAACTTCACCTGGATCTTTGATTTCAGGAGCTCCAAAACTACCGAAGTCAAATCCAAAGATATCACCAACAAAATCTACTATAGGTTCGATGAATACTTCATATACCCATTCAAATATTTTTCCAATTGATTTACTCATTAGAATCCTCTATCTATAGGTTGTACGTATGTATAACCTACTTCATTTAACCCGCGTGATTTGTAATAATTGGTAGCACGATCGCTCCAAGCATCAACTTTTTTATATTCTTTATTCCAACTCATACAACTGGCCAAATAATATTCACATCCTTTTTTACTAAACCAATCTACCATCGCATCAAATAAATCATCAGCTACTTTTTTACTACGATGTTCAGGATGGACAAATAACAATGTTATTTCCCCAAAAATCGCATTATTCCATAATTTTTTATCTATATAACCAACGATATATCCTGTAATTTTATTATTTTCTTCATTAACAAAAATTTTCCAATTTGAGTAAATGAATGCATTCCTTAATTCTTTTTTACAGTGTATCCTATCTATCTGATCGCTTTCTGGTAATCCGGCATCTGTATGATGTACTATAGCTAGGTCTAAGAATTTATCAAATTCTTCAACTTTTAATTCTCTAATCATTTTTTACCCCAACGTATATCACGTAAGGTTTCATGACTATATTCAAAACCCCAATCCTGCTCAAATTCTTCCTGGAGACTACCTAGATTGGTTCTTCTTCCTGATACCTTTTGAAAATTACTAAATTGACTTTTGATTTCTACAGCTATGGTAGCTGTGCTTTCACTGTCTGTTATAGTATAACTATTGATACGACCTTTAAATATCGTAATAACTTGATCGCCACTGCTATCACCTATTAATGTATTATCTGTAGGATCTAAGAATCCTCTATATATCGTGACTATCTGATTAACCTGTTCAGGACGTGCTAACTGTTGTAATAAACTTAGATCTAAAGCACCTAGTGTTAAAGTAATAGTAGTGATCTGTAATTCTGATACTTCTTGACTTTCGCTGATACCAATCAATGCTCCCTGTGCTTCATATGTAAGGAAATTGTAATTGATATTAAATGGAGCATCTGTATAATGTAGATCAGTACCATCATAGATACCTATATCTACAAAAGTGACACCTACTAAACTATCACCTGCTAGATAGGTATTTTGTACGTTACTTAAACCTCTGGTCATCCAAATACCTCGATGAGATCCATCTCATATTCTACATAACCATCTGTACGATAATTATATTCTTGTACATCATTGTTTAATGCCATGGTAAATGGTACATCATTGAATACTGCACTTTCTAAATAAGTGACACTTTCAACTAATCCAGGTTGAATATTCAATACGGCATATCCTGCACTATCAGTATTAACGTCTATAGTTACCATATAAACTTTATTATGTCCTGAGAATCTAACTACATCGCCTGCTTTAAGCACTGTAGCATCACCTTGATTGGTAGTGATATTAATCGAGGTATCACCAGGAGCATGTATAGCATTTGCACCACCTGTAACACTATCTGCTACAGGACTACTATTTTCAGATATACCCGGTAATGTAATATTGAAACTGTTTAATGGACCTTGTGTTAGTGCTAGAAATCCTTGCAATACTTTATGTTCTGCTATGGTACGCACTGGCATCTGTATGGTAACACTCCATCTAGTGGTACTACCAGTAGCACGGATAGTACGCCCACTGGCGGTCTGAGTGATTTTTGTTTTAGTTTGTTGTTTAAAATTCATACTACGGAATTTGATCGCCGTAGGCATTATTCCTATGTAGGCCATATTATGTTACTCCCATCCTGCCTCGTTTATTAAGTGCGTTATTGATGATACCTGTTATAGTAGCTCTTCGTTGTACTAATAATTGGTCAAACCCTTGTGCATCGACAGTGGTGATACTAAAATTGACATTTATTGTTTCTTGTTTAGGTTCTACTATTATTTCAGTAGGTTTTTCTTTCTGGAAATCATTTGGTAATATATTACCCGCCATGTTCGGTGTGAATATTTCAGGACCTGCTTCACCAACCAAATAGCTCTGTCCGCTACCTACTGGACCTCCTCTTTCACGAGGACCTGTATATTGTGTATTTCTTATCGCCGCTATTTGTGCCGCTGTGGATGCTATTGCGGCACCTGCAAATATAGCACCTAAAATAGGACCTCCAAGTGCTGATCCAAAACTATAAGCATTAACTACAGATTCTTTAGATTTAAGTAATGCATTTGCTATAGCTAACGCTTTATTTGCTTCGAATGCTGTCTTACTATATTGCGCCATATCTTCGAGCAATTTTCCAGTAGTTCCTGCCGCAACCTTAATTCTATCTTCTGCACTTAAATTTTCCAATTCTGTAATTTTTGCGGTACCATTAGCAATTTCATCTACTATACGCTGTATTCTATTTTTTTCACGCTCTACAGATTTATTGGCATACTGTTCTCTAAGGATATCTAATCTTCGTTGATATTCTTCTTCGCTAATTACACCTTCATCTTTTAATTTTTCTAATAGGTCTGCTTTTTCTTGTTCTTGTTGTTTTAAGATATCTATACTGGTGCCTTGACTTCCACCGAGCTCTTCTAATAATGTACCACCTGCTTGTTCTAATTCTTTACGTTTTTTCGTTTCTTCTTCTAAGAGTTTTGTCTTTTCTTTTTCAGCACGTTCATAATCATCTACTCGATCTTGTACGATAGTTTGTAGTGCTTCATTTAACTGCTCTTCGTTTCTGCGTCTTAACTCATTATATGCTATACTGGTCTGTATATTATTTTTTTCAGCTAATTCAATGTTCTTGAGATTTTCTTCATATTTTCTGTATGATTGTTCTACATCTGTTTCTAAACTTTCAGTTAATTTACCTAAAGCTGTAGTTATACCTTCAATATCGTCTTTAGCATTATTACCTAATATATCAAAATCATTGGTTAAATTCTGTACACCATTTCTGCTTTCGTTGATG